TACGATTTCATCATTTGCTTGAGTGAAAGTTACAGGAGAACCAGCAGCAGTATTGACTGCATCGAAGATCTCGTTATAACGTTGGTTGACGCCCATTTCAAGAATCTCGACGATTCCAATTCCGAAGATGGAAGGATAACCAGCACTATCCATGATCTGATTTCTCATCTCGTCGGTAGCAGGAATAGCCGTAGCACCTGATGTCGCAACAGCGCCAGAGCGAGTATTGACTGGCTGATAAGCCATAGATCTGATTTCCTCAGTCATCTCTGGAGACATAACAAGATCAGTAATTCCAACCTTGACTCCCGTGGAAGGAGTTCCAGAAGAGAACGAACTGTAAAGCCTCTTAGAGCGAGTGATCATCGTGTTGAAGTCATCAATTGACAACTGGTTTGCTGTTCCAGCACTAACAACGTGGTTTCCAGCAGCAACGCCAGCGCCAAAGTCAGTGTCAGCAGCGACCAATGCTCCCAAAAGCTGATTGACAGAGGTTCTTTCCTGCTTGAGCAAGAACTCTTGAGCCATACGGGTGAAAAGCGCAGAAATAACATCTAAACGAGCTTTTCTTGCATACTTCTTATCAACGCTCCAAGCGGAATCCATTGAATAAGTTTTGAACTTAAGCTCGTCGTGGGATGGGAACATCTCGTTAGAACTTAATCCACCAGCAGTTTGTTGAGAGTGGATTCTCAAAAAGTCTTCGTCGGTGATATTGTGAAGAAGATCGAGAGGCATTGATGGGTTCTCATCTTCGCCAAAAGCAACAGTTCTGTAGAAATTTGAAATAGTTGGAGCGTTATTAATAACCTTACTAATAGTAGGTCCAACGAGTTCGGCTACAGCAGCCTTGGCTTCAAATGCCACATTAGGGTCTTTGGAAGCAATAGCTTTAATAAGCTCGACTTGATCTTCGGTGTCTTTTAATTCGATTCGCATGATAAATTTAGTTTGTTGAGTTTATTATTAGATTGAGAATTTAAGTTTTGCATATGCACCTGCAAAAGCGTCGGTGCTTTGTTGGGAAACTCTAATTCCAGTTCCAATGAATTTTCCGACTACAGCATCTTTCTGTTCGGTAGAAAGACTTGCGTAAGCAACTCCAGTAACTTTTCCGTTAGCTCCAAGAACAGCAGCGTCGTTGATGTTTGGCGCAACGCCTCCTTCAAGGCCTCTTGCATTAATCTCTACAACACCAGCAGTTAAGATAGGAACAGCTTCTCCAGAAAGAAGGCATTGAAGCTCGTCTCTCTTTTGATTGTAAAAGTGAAGCTTTTGTCCGTTTTCGTCAGTTTCTCTAACGTCCTTTAAAAGCATTCCGAGAACTGCTCCAGCATCTCCAGTTCCAGTGGTCTCTCCGACTTTGTAAGGAACCTCTGGATACTGAGAAGTGGCGTTTCCGAGATTGTTAAGGAAAGCGTCTGGTCTATTCACGTATTGAACGGAATCTTTAGAAAGATCAGCATCGACGACTTTAACAAAAGTTCCGGCTTCTCCAGAAGCTGCATTCAATGAATAGAAATTAATAACATCTTTTTCATCGATGCTGCGATTAGGTAGTAAACGAGTAATTGACTGTGCCATAATTATATTAGTTTAAATTGTATTATTCTTTTTTTTTAAGAGAGGGCTAATCCGTTTTCGCGGACTCTTTCAATAAGAGTCTTTTCTTCTGAATATTCTCCGTTGTTGTTTGTTACACCAGTTTCGGAAGAATCGGAATTTTCAAGTTCAATTTCGTTATCTTCGATGACCTCTTCCTTAGAGGCTTCTACTTCTTCCTTAGAGGCTTCGGCCTCTTCTTCAGCCTTTTGTATATTAGCTCTCAATTTAGGAGACATTAAAACTTTAAGCTCTGAAACATAATTGTCGAAAGACTCTTTTTCAGAATCAAGGTCTTTGACCTTATTAGCGACAATCTTCTCTTCGGCTTCGTTAAGATCAAAAAGAGAAGCGACGGAATCCATTCTTTCGTTATAAAGAGCAGCGGACTCTTTAATAGCCATTTCTTCCTTAACATCATTTAGTTCTTTTTCAGCAGTAGAGAATTTCTCTTTGAGTTCTTCAAGCTCTTTCTGAGCAGCTTCGAATCCCTCTTTGTTTTTCTCAGCTTGTGATTTCCAGCCTTGGCCTTCTTGCTTAAGAATGTTCTTGATTTCTTCAAAACCAGAAGCCAAGCTCTCTTCTTTCTTGTTACCCTTAACGCTCGCTAAAGCCTCAAGGCGCTCCATAATTTCTTTAAATTGTTCGTCTGTCATATCTAAATCATCAATGTCATTTGTATCGATTACATTATTTTGAGAGTTTTGGGAACTTTTATTTTCATATTCGCTTTCCATAGATCCAAGCAAAGAGTCTAAAGTATATACGCCTTCGACATCGGCAGCAGGGTTTTCAGTTAAAGCGCAACCCACTGGATATTTCTTTCCTTTTAATAATCTATTAACGGGTCTTCCCATTTCACAAACTCCTTTTCCACCCATAGCTTTTAGGTGAGGTTTCATTATTGAAAACTCTTCGGAGCCTTCTGAATAAATACTACAATCTTTCAAATCCTCTGAACCAACCGCAATGTCATATTCGTTAAATGCAATTTCCCAAGAAGTCGCGTAAGCTTTGTAGTTTGGGTCTTCTGGATTGGATGCTTCAAGAATAGCATCTGCTAATTTAGGATAAACGTGCTTGTAAATAAGCCCAGCCGCTGTAATATAAAAAGGGTCTTTTATATCTATAAAATCTAGAACATCGTTTTCAAGAAAGTCTGGCTGCTTGTTAGAAAAAGAAGCATTAATAATGTGACCCACAATCAAATTCTTCTTGTGTTCTGTATTGATAGGTCTGTTAATAAATTGCTTTAATATTTTAGCAGCGCCCCGCGAAGAAATGCCATCTCCATTTTGATTGAATTTATTCACAACCGCCAAATTAAAAACAATAGGCATAACATCCATATTGTTTGAAGGATCAAATCCTTGAGGTATCAAAGGCTTCGCCTCTGACATAAACGAGGCTTTTGAAATTCCCAATTCTTCAAGGTATTCAAAGTCAACAGCTTTTACGCTACCGACAAACGAGGCGTGAGACAATTCTAGTTTAGGCATCTTTTAATTTTGTTGAATGGTATAAAACAGCAGCTTCGTAATCTCCAAGATTATGTTCCGCAGCGATTATTAATATATCATCACTTACACCCATATCAATCAAAACGGAATTGTCTTCGATAACCTCATTTAGTTTTATTTTCCAGTCTTCTCTCTCTGAATTGCAGATAACAGAAGCGCAAATGTCAAAAACAACATCCTTTTTCTCCTTGCTCATCCTTTTAATTCCAAGCTGCTTCTTATAGATGGCTTGAGCCTCTTCATTTAACTCAGAAAGTTCATCGAAAGTCTTTTTAATAGCCTTTACTGAAAACTTATTGCGAGCAGTTCCAACTGGTCTACCTCCAGAAGGATTAGCAATTGTGGCTTTTTGATTACGCCCCTTTGGTTCCGTGACCGCATTAGGTCCGTATTTCTTTAACTCTTCATCATCTGGAGAATTTTGATTTTCTGTTTCAAATAAAGTAGGGCCAGCGACCATAGGAAGGTAATGACCCTTCTCTCTAGACTTGATATATTTATCTTGAGCCTCTTCCATATCTTCGGCTTCTGGGAATTCTCCCTTTTTAATAACTTCTATACCTTGAGTAGGAGTAAGAATACCCAACTCCATCATTCTAGTCATTAGTCTTTGCAGATATTCACTACTAAGAATGTCCTTTTTAATAAACTCCGCTGTTGGCGGGTTTCTAAATCCAGCAGACTTGCAGACCTTATTAATTTGCTTTTGAAAGAAGTCTTGCAGGAATCTTCTACGAGACTCATTCAATCTCTCAAAGAAGACCTTCATTTTAAGCTCAGTATTGGAATACTTACTATCGCCAATTAAGATATTAGAAAGTCCCTCTTCGATATCCTTATTAAGAATCTCATATTTCTCCTTGCCCATTACCTTTCTCAAATCGGGCATTACAAAGTCCATCTTAGTTGTATAGTCTGAAACTAAAACTCGACCGACACTTTGATTTTCAAAGATGGATTGCATAGCTTTAATATGCTGGTAATTTATACCACCTTTATCTGGTTCAGCGCCCATCGTCACAAGAAGAGTGACATTCTCAATAGACCTAGCAATAGCCTGATCTACTTTCTTAAGCTCCATTTTTTTATTAAGATCATCCAAAACACAAAAGCCCACTGGAATAGACAAAGGCTCGTAATCTTGTTTCTTGTTAAAAACAGGATGAAGAATATCAGAACTTAAAGGCAATAAGATTTCCTTATTATTAGAAGAATAAGTGTCACTCCTTAATTGGTCCTTGATTTCAGAAGGAAGAGCATCATAGATTTTTTGGTCATGTTCTGATTTATTGTTTTCCTTTAGTCTAGCAATTTCAAATGGAGTAAGCGCCTTGGCATAAGTAAACTCCCCAAAAGATAGTTGATCTTCTACCAAAATATCAGCAGGATTGAGAAGGATGTATTTTACAGGTATCTCTTTTTCCTCATTAGCCTGTGCAAATTTAAAACTCCTCACACTGCTTTTAGTCATTGATCCCTTCAACTCATAAATGAATACATTCCCTGATCTGTAATATTCTCGAAAATATTGTTCTTTTATATCGTCTAATCCTATAAGGTTGCACCAAGCTTTTACAAATTTAAGACTTGAAGCATCGCCTCCTTTAAAATAAATATCTGTATTAGCGAATTCAGATAAAAGATCCAAAGTCGATTTAAAAGCGGCAATGTTGAAATAAGCTTTTTGAGTTAATAGCACTGCCTCACTAATCGAAACACCGTCCCTAGAGTAGTTCCAAGGCAGAATCCCGTCGTCAATATTATTGAATCTATCTCGCGCCGTTTCTCTTGTGATCCGGTTGGATCTTGATTTGGTTCTTGATCCTGATCCTGTCAAACGGCTTGCCTTTGCTGTTTCAAAATTAAGTAGAGGATCTCCAAAGGTTTTTGGCTCAAAATCTACATTTTCGAGTTTATTCTCAAGATTAGAATTCCCTTGATTGGACATTCCAAGGCTTTTGTTGGCCCAATAAGACTGATCCCGTTTAGTATACTTGCGCTTTTTACCCATATCTAAATTTTGTTACACGAAAAGTCGAGAAATAATTTTACAATTGTGACTTTCGTTAGTAGATTTTATTAGAATTGAAATAAAAAGACAATTAAAGATATTAGAGTTTATTTAAATACTAAATTAGAAGAGATTTACTCTTTTAAGATATTAGTTTAGGGATTATTAGTCCTTTACTAATCTTAATAGGTCTTAAATCTGTAGTCATTAAGTGTTTATCGTTGTCGATGCCCATTAAGTGAAAGATTGTTGAGAATAAGTTTTCGGGAGAAACTGGGTCGCTATCAACACTCATAGATAGAGAGTCTGACGAACCTATAACAGAGCCGTTTTTAATTCCAGCGCCTCCGACTATTGAAGAAAAGACCTTGGGATAATGATCTCTCCCAGCGGTCTTATTAATTTTTGGAGTTCTACCGAATTCACTTGTTACAACAACAAGTGTCTCTTCAAGAAGACCTCTATCTTTTAAGTCTTCGAAAAGAGCCGCTAGAGCCTTGTCTAACTCTGGGGCTTGTCTGTCGAAACTACCCTTGATATTATCATGATTATCCCAACTGCCATAGTTGACTTTGACAACTCTAGTCCCAGCCTCTATGAGCCTTCTAGATATTAAGAATCTCTGCCCTGCTTGGGTTTTGCCGTATGCTTCCTTTACTGTATCTTTTTCCTTTGATAAATCGAAAGCCTCTATAGCCTCGTTCGAATCCATAAGATCAAAAGCTTGCTGGTAGAATTTGTCCATAGCTTCGACATTATCTGAAGAAATATTGTTCTTAAATTCAGTGCCAACTAATTCAAGCAGGTCCCTTCTCCTGTTAGACACAGAATTAGATAAATCTCTAACTTTGAAATCTGGAGATGCTGGATCGCTTCCTAGAGCAAAGGGGTTATATTGTGATGATAAAAAACCAGCATTTGCGAATTCATTTTGCGTGTTAGGCACAGTCACATAAGCAGGTAAAGAATTCTTGATTCCAAGTTCGTGAGAAATCACAGAGCCAATTGAAGGGTATTTAAGTGCTGGACTTGGTTTGTAACCAGTAAACATATATTCCGTTCCTCGTTCGTGCGCGGCTTGCCCGTGCGTCATACTTTGAATAACAGCAAAGTTTTTAGATTGCTTCGCTAAAAAAGGAAACTTCTCAGAAAATAAAAGATCTGTAGTCGCTGTCTTGATCGATCCATAGGGGCCTTTGAATTCTGAATCAGCAAGAGGCTTAGGATTCCAAGTTTCTTGCGCAGAAATTCCGCCACTTAAATAAATATAGATTATATTCTTGGCTTTAGAGTCTTTCCCGTATTGGGCTTGCATTACGGATGGAATTGAAAGACCACCAATTGTTGCTAGAAAGTTTCTTCTTTTCATTTAGTTAAATTACACTTTTTTTCAGTAAAGCAAGTTGATACGCGAGTCATTGTCAAACGGACACTATATATTGAATTATATTCTTATTTCTTAAAAAGAAAAAGGAACAAAAGTCTCAAAAGTCTTTGGCTCTTCTTCTGCATAGAAGGAATCAAAGTAAATCTTACCCATCCAATTACCTAAAATCAAAGCAGAATAATTATCTTTTCTAGGCTTATTAGGCCCCGTTTGTCTAGACATATGAGGAGGCAAGCGGAATGTTTGAGACCCTTGTGGATTAGTTACGACTTCAACATTCGCGCATTGCTGCTTAGTTTGTTCTATCTTCGCTACTTGATGATCTAAAAGATCAATCTTTTTAGCGCGAGAGCTTTCTGGGGGCCTCAGCCTGTCCCATTTTAATTCATCAATTGGAATAGATTTATCCCTTTGACTTTCAAAGCCTTCATCGATAGCAGGAGCAGCAAACCAAATTCTTTTATGATCAATATTTGCTTGGAGTAATTCGTTAGCCTGTCTAATCCAATTAGAAGTAGGCTTCCTCATATAGCAATACTTATATTGAGATGGCATTCTTTGTTCTTTGAACTGCAAGAGGTCTTGCTGATAAAATTCAGGCTTATCAAAATCGTTATCAATTTCCAGCACTCCTAATTTAATATTATCCTTCTTAAAAAGCTCGCTCTCATTACAAGCTGATATAAATTGGACTCCTCCAGCATAATCAAGGCAAACTGCTTGAGTATTGAAATGAGTAATCAAATAATGGAAATATCGGATATGCTTCTTTAAATTAGTTCCAGAAAGACCGTAAGCATGGACCATAGTTAACTTCTGATCCTCTTTGTCCACTTTAAAGACTTCCATCGCGAAATCATCAGAGCCGCTATCCTCAGACCAAGAGGGGTCAATTGCAATGATATAATCGTCAGCAGGATTACCTGAGATTTCAACATGAGGATAAGCTCCATCAGGAACAGTGCAAGAAGCCATTTTAGACAACTTAAAATAAGAATCAGATTCAGAAACAAATTGCCCACCATACTCTTTCTTAAAGATAGCTTCTGACATTGTTTTCTTAGCAATGGCTAATTGGTTTTTGTCATATAAACTTCTTGGAGCGCAATCATAACTTAATTGAAATATTATCTTATAAGCATTAGCACCTATTTCTTCGTCTTCTCCAGTCCTATGCTCTACGCCAATAATAGAATCCCTGTATGAACAATAAAGCTCATACATATACTCAAAAGTATAAGAAGGAGAAGAAAGAAGTATGAGTTTGTTATCTGTCCATTTATATCTGTCTTCTTCTGTTAATAAGCCCTCTTCGATCATTTGATCTTCAAGTTCTCTTAAATCTTCTCTCTCTGTTGGGTTTTCAATAACACCAAGGAAAGGAAGAATAACTTCTTGAAAAATATTCTTTGATATATTCAGGAACTCATCAAGTAGCAAAATTTGAAATCTAAATCCCCTTAATCTAGATCCGTCAGCTAGGGGTAGCGCAGTAGCCCTGCTGTCTCCGCAGGTGACAACCCATTGATCAGTTCCTTTGGTAAACTTGAATAACCCTTTGACTAATACAGCAGCGGGTTTTTTGAGAATATCTTCCGCCTTTTGTAGAATAAACTTGGCTTGTCTAAAGGAGCTAGAAAGAACTCCAATGTGAACGCCCTGTCTGAATATGAGTTGAAGAATGACAAAGATTCCAGCAGACCAAGTTTTAGACATACCGCGAGACAATACAAACATAGAAAAGTCGCCAATCATCATTGATTTGATTAGCATCTCTTGGAAAGGGAATAATTTCATCCCAATAAACATTTGAGAAGCAAGACCTATATTGTTCCTTAAAAAACGAAACAACAAATCATAAGCCTCCTCTTCTGGAATGAAACCCTCCCGTTCCAACAACTCTTCGTTTATCCTAGAAGAAGATAAATCGAATCTATACTCTTGTTCACCCTTTTGCCACATAATTTAAAAAATATTGTAAGTCACAATTCTTTACATGCTCTCCGAAATAAAGAATGCGCTTGGTCAAATCTTCTGCCTCTGCTCTTCCGTTGCAAAAAAGAACTTGAAAGCTCTTAGCGTAATCTATTAGAAGCTTTCTCAGATTATGTAGAGAATAATCAAGATTAGGCCTTCTATGTTTTGGAGTAGTGTAAATGAACTTGTTGATATCTTCTAGAGATCCTTCTACGACCATAACAACGTAAGAGTCGAATTCTTCGGCCCTTTTCAATTCCTTTTCAAATCTATCTGCCCCAGAGCCTAAAGAAGAAATAAAGTCTGGAATAGACTTCCTCTCGACGAAAACCTTGCTGTAATGGCTAGTGCTTGTATAATCTCCGAAATCCAATTTACTTTCAATAGAACCTTTTATATCAAAAGGCTTTTGCTCCCTAGTGTCTACTAAGACGACTAAATCATTAAAATCTTGCCTTTCCCAAAACTCTTTGGGAAGATTCTGAGTGAACAAAGGTTCTAGCTTTGCTTTTTTGCACATTTCAGCGCAAGAACCGTGCAACCTTTTTATATTCTCGATTGTAGGGAGTTTAGACAAAATCAAATAATTCTCACTAGGCAAAAAAGAATATTCCTTAAAGTCGGCGTTGTTTTTAATTTCATTTACAACCGACTCCTTTGCCTTATTAGACGGATTAACTTCTGAATAAAATTTCTTTCTATTATTGTCAGAATTAAAATAAGCGGAAAAATATTGACTCTTACTCTGGAAATTAATAATTGAATTATCATATAAATCAAACCTTGGATAGTAAGTTTGATAATAACTCTGCATTCCTCCGTGAGATTTTAAATGTATATGAAGGCCCCTCAGAGATTTAAACTCCTTTTTACAATTGAGGCATTTATGAGGCTTATCAGGCATTACAACAACTCTTCTTGGCTAATCCCAAATACCCTAGCTTTGAATTCATCTAAGGATTCGATTCTTTCTGCCTCGTCCTTTACGAGTTTAGCCCTTTGTTGGGCCATATCATACAGTCTTTTTCTTCCCTCTTGCTCTTGAACTTCCCTAACTAGATCTACTATGCTACCAGCACTTTTACTTTGGTTCTTTAATCTATCCGCCCTGCTTCCATTCAATTTATGAGTAATACTCTCTATTCTTTTCTCGCAAGCGTTTAATTCCTCATTGGTAGCTTTGACGTTCTCAGTCAAACGCATGGTCAAATCTCCGCTTTCCAGTTCTTCGTTCTCCAACATCGAATTGAAGCAGTCTAATCTCTTTTGAATATGAGTAGCACGAACATAGTTGCTGCATATCATCATATATAGATTTATTTCATCTACAGTGAGATCAGGCTTATCCCAAGTGGCCCTGACAAATTCTGATTCAAATAACTCCCTATCAGATTCGGTCTTAAAACTATTAATAGTTTGAGATAATTTAAAAATACCGTAATATTCTAAAAGCTTTCCAATATAGCGATTATATTTAGAAGAAATACATTCAGGATCTTCCTTTAAACGAATGTCGCACCATTTATTCACCCTCCTTATCGTCATTTGAAGGGATTTTGGGGGAGTCCACCTTCTCTTAGATAGGGAGGCTCCTTCATCTACAATATCTGGCCTGAACTCCTCTAAGAAACTAAGAACAAGCCTATGAGGAGTAGAAAGAGCCTTGACCTTCTCATCTTCGAACACTACCCTAGCTATCTCGATAGGTTGCATCTCGGAAGAGATTTGTTCGGACATTAGAAATTCTTTTTGAGAAACAGACAATTCTACAACGTTTTTGGCTTCGCTTTTTGTGGTGTTGTAATTTTTGTTATTAGCAATTAGATAAGACTTTACAGCCCTGCCTTCTCTGCATCTTCCATCCATTAGTCTGCCATCAGAAGAATAGAGGCCTCCTTCCTCCTTATCGCCTTCTAAGGTATAACCCCCAAACATAGAGCGGGTAATCCAATTGATATCCACTCTTTCTTCGTAAAGCTCATCAACCTTACTTTTCTCTTGACTCGATAATTTCATTTTCTTGCAAAACTTTTTTTGCTATTTCTACAAACTTACTCTTGATATTGTCAAGTTGTTTGTATCTAGGCGCTTTTCTGTTTCCCGCTTCCCTTTTGAAGCCCATTTCTTTAGCCACCTCTGCTTCAGACGAGCCTTCTACGAAAAGAAGTTGATATATCCTCTGGTGTTTGTCGTTCTTAAGTCTTTGTAATATTTCCTCATGAAGATTATCTGAGCTTTTGAAGAAGTCAAATTCATCAAATATATCAGTAGAAACATCAATGAAAGACGGTTCTAAAGGTAAGGGCATTTTAATATCATGCATGGGCTTCTTCTTCTTCTCCCATTTAGCATAATCAGGGCAGGAGCTATCTTGAACTTTTGATACTGTAAGAGCGCAGCCTGTTTCTGAAACATAATGAGGACAACCAAGACAAGGCTTTGCAAACCTCCTATAATTATCTCTTATCTTATTAGTGATCTGGTTGCTGATTACAGTGTTGCACCAAGGTCCAAATGGTCTGGACTGATCCCACTTAGACCATTGATTATAAATATGAAGTCTTATTAATTGAGAAATATCGTCATAGTCGATCCAAGTAATAGAATCCAATCTCCATTTGTCCCTATTTGACTTTAGCAGTTGGTCTATCTCATCGATTTTATCTTCGAATTCGTCCATTATGACTTGTCAACGCCAACTTCTTTAGTTGATCTGACTGGTGCGCAAGCTTGTCTAGTGGCCTCTGCTGCATTTTCTCCTAGAGATTTTGGTCTAGGTCTAGCTATATTATTTCCTCTTGGGGAAGGGTTTTTATAAAGGTCCCCCAGCGTATTCCTTTCAACGCTGTTTACTTGCGCGACCCATCCTTCTGCAAGTTTGTTTTTATCTATATTTAGGGTCGCCTCTGAGGTGACTTCTTCATTTTGATCTACCGCTTTAGGCGTAGCTACGCTTTTATTAAAAGGCTGACCACATCCACAACAGAAGTTAGGAGGACTAGCCTCGTAAGTATTTTTTTCTCCGCATTTAACACAAAATTGGTGACTCATAACTAAATTATATCAATTAATTACACCAAAAGCAATTAAAAACGTGTAGCTCACATATGTAGCCCATCCAATTTGTCTAGTAGAAAGCCTATAATTGGATCTCTCATAATATCAGATTTGTCGAACTCAAATACCCTTACACCTTCGCTTTTAGATTCTGGGTCTTTAAATACTTGACAAACATTGTCAAAGCATGATTGTTTGATATCACTTTGTCTAGAGTCTCCACAAAGAATAACTTTACAATCTTGGATTCTTGTCAAAACAGTTTCGATTTCATGAAGATTCGCATTCGACGCTTCATCAAATATAACAATAGTGTTTTTTAAGGTCTTGCCTCTTATGAAGTTAATTACGTCACCTTCTATTTTTTCTTGTTTTATTAACTGACGAGCCTTTTCTGGAAGCATAAATTCATGAAGTTTATCTTTGCAAACTTCTAAATAAGGTTTAATTTTGTCGTTAAGCTCGCCCTTCAACGCGCCCAGACTTCTTCCTGTTTCAATTGGAGTTCTTAGATAAAGTATTTTTTCGAATTCTCCTTTGTTTAAAAGATAAAGAGCCGCATAAAAAGCGAGCCAAGTTTTTCCTGTTCCCGCGCACCCAGACAAAAACGTGACCTTCGTTTCTTTTTTTGTCAATTCCTTTGCTATGAGTTCTTGTTTCCTAGTTAATTCGACCTCTAAAGAGATCCCGGCTTTACAACGATTTTTTGCGGCCATACAACCTGAATTACACGTTTTTCTTGACAATGATCTGTTAAAAGCTTATATTTAGATAATGAATATCGAGCTTAAATCAGAAGTCAAACTCACAGAGCAGCAGTTGACACGCGCCGCCCAAGAGTTTTTAGAAAGAGTTTTTAAATTAGGGAGTAACGGCTTCATTAATGAAGAAGGGGTCCACGAAACAGTGGTTATAGACGGTCACGGGAAGGATCTGACAATCAAAAAGGAAAAGGCAACAAAATTGCAAAAAGCCGCAAATTTAATCTTGCAAGAAATCTACAAAGACAATAGAACCAACAATTACAAGAATGGAAGTGAATAATATTTCAAAATTAGCGGCACTGAAGATAATTCAGAATCCGACTTATAATATCGCTTGTTTGTCGAGCAATCAAAAATCAACTTTAGATGATTCAGTTAAAGTTCTGCAACATAATGGCTATTTTAAGTTTGCCATAGAAAATGGACCCATGTTCCCCTCCATCTCTTTCTTCGAAGGCGGCAGGTTAAATTTTTTTCCGCTCAACCCTTCTCCCGTCTTTTTGATTGGATCTAGAATTGATTTAGTTGTATATGAGGGCGCAAGGATGCCGTCGCGAACAAGAGATCTCCTTTCCTCCTATATGTCAGGAGCAGATTTCAGTTATTTTGAAGATTGTCCTAAAAAATGGGGTGTTGAGAGTAAACAATTTTACTATTCAGAATAATTGTCAGTTTATCCTTGACTTTACTGGAGGAAAGCCTATGTTAAATAACAGAGTCATAGAATTTATAAGCTAATTAAACATTTTGCGCTTGATGAGGGTCCAAATAAAAGAAAAGCTCAAAGAATTGGATGAAGAATTAATTCATCATGTTGCGTTTCTTCAAAAAGGGGCTTTCGTAGTTTGCAAGAGACAACACAAAACCACTCCCTTCTTAATTCGGGGTTTCTGTATAAAAAAAGGCCTCTATCATAAATTTTTCGCTTGCAGAGATGAGCAATCAGCTAAATTGCTATTTAATAAAATATTATCATGAAAACTTAATTTGCAAATGAATCGTAAAAATCATCCAGAGATACAAAAGCAAATTAGAATTGAGAAGCTCATCGAAAATCCAAGATTATTTGGCGACTTTTGCGAGTTCTTCTTTCTTTTCGACGCTGACTCGCCCTTTTCTCAGATATCAAACCTCTTAAATTTTTTTTGCTACTTGGTGGACAAAGACGTTTTGATTTTTGATTTCGGCGGTATTAAGTCTGGGTTTCCGAATCTAAAAGGAGGCAGGGTAGCAGTTAAAAGAAAAGATCTTGCTTACTTATTTAAATACTGCGATGCAGTTTTGGGGGATACCTACGAAGAATCATTCTTTATCAAAACATAATAAAAAATACAAATGAGTAATATAATAGTAACAGTTGGGTTTTTAAGTTTTTTGTTTTCATCTGCTTCAGGGGTGGCTAATAAAGCAGAGAATTGGGAACATAAGCATTACAAAAAAGGGCAAGGTTCTAGGTGTGCCGATTTCGTGGGACACGTAGTAAAATCAGCAGGAGGGAGTCCACCAGCGGGTTATCAAAAATGCACAAGTTGGTTAAAATGGGGCAAGCAAGTTAATATAGTTAATTTAAAAAGGGCGATATTATCATCTATTCTAAAGTGAATGGATATAACCATATTGGAATCTATGATGGAAATGGAAAGATCATTCACAGGCCGACTAGATCAAAGACGGTAAGGAGGATGGATTACAAGTATAGGAGAATTATTGGAATTAGAAGACTATAAATATATCACTTATAAAGGGCAATATCAAAATCGACATTTACAGAGCCATTATTTCCATTTGCAGAAACAATGTCAAATTTTATATCGGTCTTAGGGGGAAGAAGAGAAGGAAAGCTTAATTGTTTACTTAGGGAATATGAAGTTCCAACTGAATCTTTTTCTTTTGTTCTAAATACTTTGCCAAACTCTCTTGTTTTTAATTTTAAAGTATAGCCTATCTCAGAAGAACTGCTTGGGTTGTTGGCCGT